GAAGTTAGGAATAAACGGCTGGATGGCGCGGAGTTCGTTGCCAGGGCCAGGTGTGGCGACGCGGCCAGGCTTTGGCAGCGCATTGGCAGGAACCTCGTCAGGCGCCTCGGCACCGACCAACTGCCACATCTGTCCACCGACAACGGATTGGATCATCTGCGCCATGGCAGTGACCCGCTCGTCCTTCTCGCGAAGGAGTTGTTCGGCGTCGTAGAGGGCTGGCTTTCCGTATGGGCTGCCAGGGATCTTGCCGTTTGGAAGGTGAATGTACGGGATCTGTCCCTGGTACTCAGGATGCGGATCGTTCTTTACCAGAGTGTTGCCAACGAAGATTGCATTGTACACAAGGGCAGCCTGTCCAGGCTTGGTCGGTACCTTGTACCAATAGTCGTACACCTCGACCTGCATCTGCTCGTAGGCAGACTCACGTCGAAGTGGATTACGCTCGAAGTTGTTCATCCAGACGTTGCCGACTGGATCGTCGTGGGTTCCGCGAGTCGTGTACGGGAACCACTTGTCGCCCTGCTTTACAGGAATGACGTCAACGCCGTAATCTTCCTGAACTGCCTGCGGCGACATGCCGTAGGTATAGATGGCCCAGTCTAGGCGAGTGTAGTCACTCGTTCCGAAGCCAAGGTAGAGGTTCTCTGGGCGCTCGATGATCGAGACTTTTGGCAGGTCAGCAACTGGATCCCAGTAGACCTTGGCTGCCGTGTGTCCGTACAACTCCTTGAGGAGTGCAGCATGTTCGTGGGTAAGGTCCATGTCGTTGGCATCCCACCAGCGGAAGTAGAGTCGCTCTCGGAGTTGCGCAGTCTGGCGCTCCTCTGGCGTTGGGCCAGTGGCGATGTAGTTGATGACTGGGCGAACCGCCTGGATGGCGGCTGGGATCTGCACGTACGCGTGATGGATGTTAACCGAGACGTGAGCGCGGCCAGCAAGGCGTGCGCTTGGGTCATCGGCCCAGTGGTCTGCGCCACCAAGCGTCATGGTCTCTGGGTGGTACAGGTTGTCCATGCGTCGGAAGAGCGAGCGCAGGCGATTCTGCTCTGGCTCGACCAACTGCTTGCGACCAAGGATCTCCTGGAGGAGGAGGAGTTCCTCGTTCTCTGCTGGGTTCTCCGCTCGACCAGTGAGCGAGGACTCGAGCATCTTGATGGAGTTTTTCTCCCCCATCGTGAGGCGTTCGACGTTTGGTCGGATCTTGGTTGCAGCACGGTTGCGGACAGTGAGTGATGGATCCGCAATACCACGCTCGGTGCCGTTCTGGACGCCAGCGTTGCTGAGGGTGCGTGCCGAGCGCAGGGCGCGACGGGTTGCAGACGTGCCGACAGGGGCAGTTGCCAGCGGCTTGCCCTTCGGCTGCGCTGTAACAATTACCTGTCCCTTGGTTAGTTTGCGTGCCTTGTCGGTAGCAGCGCCAATAGAGGCGATCTGCTCAGGCGTCGCAATATCTGGGTCTGTCGTGTACTGCGCTGGGATCGCCCGCGTTCCTTCGAACGCTGCGGGGATCTTTCGTACTTTTTCAGCCATTAGTCACTCACTCCAAAATATGTGAACACTGGGTCGTTCACGGGCTTCTCTGGGTTGCGAATTGCGTGTCGGACGGCGATTGCCAGTGCCATCACTGCGTCCTGTTCCAACTTTTTATCGTCTAACTTGTACGCGAGAAGTTGCCTACGCAACTCGTCCCACGCGCCCCCCACAGGGAAACTGATCTGACCCTTATCGATCACTGCCTTGAGGTCGTTCAATAACTCGACCTTCTTGGACTTTGTGCCGCCGAAGTCAAAGCCTCGGATCGGTCTGATGATGCTGAACTCCTGCTGGAATAGGCGTCCGCCCAGACCAGTTGAGTCAACGATGGTCGTTGCCGACGCACCATCTTCGTTGTAGAGCAGATGCCCTTCTCGTACCATGTTGACCACGGCTGAGATGCTCTGCTTGCCTCCGCGCTTGCGGATGCGGGTACCAGACAGATGCTGGCGGTCCGTAGTGTCGAGCGTGATGGCCCATGTTGCGTCATGTGAAATACCAGGATCAACGCCCTGGACGTACCGATGGTGGCGCTTCGGGCCCTGCTCTTCGACTTCGTTCCTAAATGCTGCTTGCACTGACACCGACCAGAAGAATGAATCCCTGGCTTCGATGAAGTACCCGTCAATGTTTTGTGGGATCAGGTAGGGAGCCTGCTGCCGAACAACGTCGTCGAAGTTCTCTTGCGTTAGGCCGTACCCAATGTTGGACCGAGTCGAGAGTCGGAAGGAGATGAACTTCTCGTCCTTCTCTGGATTTTCTGGGTTACCTTTCTCCCAGAGGTCGGAGTAGTCGTTGATTCCCTCAGTTGGCGTTCCAATGAAGTGGAGCGGTCCGCCAGTGGAGAGTCGTCGTAGGTTGAGCACCTCTTGGTAGATCATCAGCAAGTGAGGCTCGAACGCCGCCTCGTCGAACGAGATGCCGTTCATGTCCTTACCAAGGAGAGCCTTGGCTCGATCCTGTGTGGTTCGGAAGTGGATGTTCGCCCCGCCTACGACGGAGTTGAACTTGATCCACGGGTACTCACCGCGATACTTCTTAGTGGTCTCGACGATCTTGCCGAGTTCTTTGATGATCGGGCATCCACGGCCCTTCTGGGCTGGATGGGCTCCGTTGAGGATCGTTTCGATCTCTCGGAAGACCAACTCTGCGGTCTCCTGTTGGATGCCAACATGGTACCACTCGTATGGGGCATCTGTCCAGCGCCGTGCTGACTCCATGTCGCCTGGGGTGGGATTAGCCAGCCCCAACTTGTAGAGCGCGTGATGAAAGCAGACCACAGCCATCGCAAGCGTCTTGCCTGCTCGGTTACCTGCCGACACCACCGTGGTGATGTACTTTGGTCGGAATCCGCTTTCGTCTCGATCAGCGCAGGCCTGCCACCAGGCTACCTGCCCAGGGTTTCCCTTGATGCCGAGCCAACGCTCTGCAAAGAATTCGATGTCCCCGCGACCTCGTGCGAGGTCAAAGGCAATCGCGCTGTCGACCTGCTTCAATCCTTGTTGCGCTTACTGATCGCGGCTGCCTTAGCGCGGGCATCCGCCTTGCTGCTGGCGCCCCAAGCCTTCAGGCTTAGAAGCAAGCGTGTCGGACGACCCTTCTCATCACGCTCAGGACCAGGCATGTTGCCCATACGGGCGAGGAAAGAAGCACGTCGCGGGTTGTCCCCGCTCTTGACTGGCGCCTTCAACGTGCCACCAGTCTGCGCCTTGTAGGAGGCACGGCCCTTGGCATTGAGACCGCCCTTCGGGTTCTTGCCTTCCTTACGTTGCCATGCGGCGCTCTTTGGCATTAGATAACTCCTTCGGCGGCAGCCGAATTCATGTGGTGAACGTCGTGGACGTTGGCTCCGTCTACTGGGTAGAACGGGCCTCCAAGATTTTGCCAGAAAATAGCATCTGCAAGATCTGGATTAGCATATCGCATGTCCGTGGTCCAACGCACAGTGGTTGGTCGGTGCATGACTTGCGTGTAGTTCAGGATGCCGTGCCCATTTTGTACGATGCCGTCGGCACCATGGGTTTCCTCTCGGTAACCTGTACGCTGCTGCGTACAGTATACAGCACCCCAATCGGGATTGTCAACTAGCGCTTGGAGCATGACCTCAAACTTGCGCTCGGAAGGCATCGATCCGTTGTCTACGTAGACGATGGCGTCGGCCTCGGTGCGGTCCAATGCGTAGTTGATCTTGTTGGAGTAGGGGATTAGGGCGTAGCGCTCGCCGTCCCGTGGAGTCTGGCAGAGGATCGGCTTGATGTCGTCCCTGCCCAGTTCCTTCAGCGACTCCTCAGCGACGAAGAGGTCATCCTCGTCTTCGCACATGATCCAGAGTTCGTCTGGAGCCTTGGTGGAGTTGAGCACTCGGTCAAGCAACGGGAGCGTCTTGTCGTGCCGCTTGTACATGGTCATGATGACTGCGAGTTTCAACTTCGGACCCTCTTGATGATGTCGCTAGTCGAGATGCCAGCCGTGTAGGGGACATAGAGCATCTTGATGCCCTTGCTGTCCAGCCAGTCCTGGTCGATGCCCAACTGCTCTAGCAGGGAGTTTCCAGACCAGTCATCTCCGTGGGCGATGAACTTGATGTTCCTGTCGCCAAGTCGCTCAATGGTCTTGCTGCTGTCCTCATCCCCGATGTTGATGCAGATGTCGCTGACCCACTTGCAGGATCGAAGTGACTCGATGCGCTCACCGATGGAGAGGATTGGTTCTCGCTTGTAGCGGGAGGCAAAGTCATCCGTGTTCAGCGAGACGATGACCTTGCCGTGCTTGCTGCACTGCTCGAGGAACTTCGCGTGTCCGTAATGGAAGAGGTCAAATGTCCCGCCGACATAGACCCACGCGTCGAACATTACTTCTTCTTCTGGACGCCGTACTCCGTCGAGTTAGGATCGAGGGCCTTCACGACGATCTGGAGGGCTGACGCGAGGCCAGCGCTGAGAATCGTTCGGAAGTCGCCACCGCTAATGTCAAGCAGCGGAATCCCTAGTCCGAGTGCGACCGAGATCGATACGGTGAGGAACGTCCGCACTGCATCGAGCAACATCTCGTCAATCTTGCTATTGTCTGCGATGTACTTAAACCATGCACCAATCTTACCCACGATGGTCTTCTCCTTCTTGGCGGACTCAGCCGCATCTCCTGCCAGAGCCAGACCCTTCGCTCCGATTGCACCCCAATCCGCCTTTTCTAGGGCCTTTACGGCCACATCTAGGTCGGATGGTGTCTTAGTACCAGATTCTACTTTTCGAGCCTCTACGGGCTTCCTAGGTGCCTCTACGGCGATTGTAGCGACCACTGGGGCGGCTGCTGGAACTGGGGCAACAGCCTTCTTTCCTGGATGTGTAACAATGAGGAGCGCCTTGTAGTCAGCCTTCAACTTGCCAGCCTTGACCTTGCTGTTGGCAATGAGGCGCAACTGCGTTTCGGTGACTGGCACGCCGTACTTTTCGGCTGCGGTCTTATCGTCTCGCGTCGGACACGCCCACTGCCATCCGTGGTCTTCGCACCAAGCGGCGCTGGTCATGTGACCATAGCCAGCCTTGAGGTGCGCTGGATCCTTCTTGGTCCACCACTTCTTCCAAACGTC